TAGAAACTTGGGCTTAACATTTAACCAAATCAGTTTTAGTTTAGAACTTTAAACCAAATCCGATTTGAAGGTTAGTTGTTTCCATTCCTAGATCGTAAACGATCTTTGGATCTACAAACATCATGCCTTTGTTGAAAGCAAACATTTTACCTACACCTAATTGAAGTTGATCAAAATCAAAATCGTTAAGCGCAACATAGCCAAAGAATCCTTTGTGGAAATATCTTCCTTCTAGACCTAAGACCATGTCTTCAGTTGAATCTGCTTGAGATACATTCATTCCAACCATATAGTTGTCAGCGAATGCATATCCGATCATTGGCTGGATTGATAAATCAGTCCAAGCCGTGTTAGTAATATCGCCAGTACCTACGTACCAGTCACCTTTTGTGTTCTGTGCATTTGCACCGAATGTTGTTAAAGCCGCAAGGGCTAATGTTAAAATAAAATTTTTCATATTAAAATGTTTTGGTTAAAATAAATCTATCAGTCTGTGATAACAGTTCTAGGAGTAAAGATAGATGTGCTGCTGTTATTTTTAGCAGTCTTTGTTAATAAGTATAATGAAGTATTGTTCATTTTTCTTTGTTAATTGGACTATTATACCCTTATCTTTTAAAAGGTTTCACATTATATCTAATTTTATTAACCTTAAATTGTTAATATGATAATTAGGGCCAAAAAGCGAGGCCAGACAGTAGCGATACGTCTGGCCTCTTTCCGAGAACTATCCCGGTCCTAAAGCGTGGATTTAACCACACCTTTTATATTTTATCCATCACATGCTGCACAATCTGGATCAGTTGCTGCTGCGGCGATATCGCCCCTAAGAACACTTTCTGTTCTCATATAGTATAATGTTTTTACACCTTTTCTATATGCTTCTAAATGTACTTGATTAATAAACTTTGGTTCAGCTTCTTTTGGGAAAGCTAGATTTAAACTTGCAGCTTGATCAACATATTGTTGTCTAATACCAGCTTGTCTAACTAAGTCTAATTGATTAATTTCTTTAAATGTTCTAAATACATCTGACATTGGAATATAATCAGCCTGTTCTAATGATGGTAATTTTTCTAATTGTTTTTTAGTTAAAGGTTTTTGAATACCCGAAGTACCTTCATTATCTGAGAAAGATGAAACGAAATAGTCTTCTATCCACGATAATCCTAATACTGATCCACCATCTTCTAATATTTTATCCCATGTTGTTTTAGTATTCTTACCAATAGTATCTAAAACCTTTTCTAGTGTTGGATTCTTTCTAATGAAAGTGCCTTTAGCTGTTTGTTCCGTTAAAAGATTTGCAGCCCATGGTTCAATACCTGGAGAAACGTTTCCACTAAGTTTAGAATTAGTTACTGTTGGAGCAATAGCTCTTAAGTGAGTATTTCTCATTCCAGTTCCTACGCACCATAATGGCTCACCATATTCAGTAGCTAGATCTCTAGATGCTCTTTCAGATTCTATCTTTAATTGTGAAAATATTTTACGTGTTTCGAATGAAGCTGATAAAGAATCAAATGGAATGTTCTTCTCTTGCAAATATGTATGCCATCCTAAAACACCAAGTCCTAAAGCTCTACCCTTTTCAGCAGATCTAATTGAATTTTCAAACCCTCTCATGAATTTAGCCTTTTGAATAAACTCTTCCATAACACCATCTAAAAACCAAGTTGCTGTGTAAATAAGATCTGTATCTTTCCACTCATTGTACTTAGCAAGGTTTACTGATGATAAACAACATACAAATGAATGATTCTCATCGGTGTGTAGTGTAATCTCAGAACAAATGTTAGTCATGTAGACTTTTAAACCATTCTTAGAGTATGCCTCTGGATTTGCTCTATTGACATTTCCTTTGTACATGATATATGGTTCTCCTGTAGATCTACGCTTCCTTAAGAGCGCAGCCCACTTTTTACGAGATTCTTTGTCGCCAGCTTCAACCTTTTGCATAAAACCGTCTGGTACTACTGCACATTGGTGTAAATTTAATGATTGTCTATTGACATCACCTTTAGGTTCTCTAATTTCTAACCATTCCCAGAAATCAGGATGTTCAATATCAATGTTAACACTTGCTGCTCCTCTACGAACAGAACCCTGATTAGTGGCAAGTATTGTAGAGTCAAATATTTTGCAAAAAGGTACAACTCCGTCTGATGTACCATTACCTGTAATTTTTGCACCTGCTGGTCTAATTTGATTAATTCCTGTACCTACACCACCACCATGTTTGGCAAGTAGCATCATCTCTAGATTTTTAGCACCGATATCGTGAATTGAATCCGCAACATCAATACCAAAACATGAAATAGGTAAACCTCTTTCTAATCCAGTATTTGAAAGTACAGGTGAAGCTAGATTTAACCAACCCTTCCATATATAATCAAAAAATTTCGATGCAAGTTCAGGTTTACCTAAACGTTTTGCTATAGTAGTAGCAACTCTCCAATATGCGTCTTTTGGTGTTTCGTCTTGATAACAATATCCTTTACTTATTGTTTTAATATAAATTTCTGTGTTTCCCCAAATTGGAAAGTCAACACCTAATTCCCAGCCTAATTCTTTACCGAAGTTTTTTACATCACCATCGGTCTTTGCGTTATTCTTAATCAAGTTTATGTTTTCTTCTCTGATCTGTTCTTCGCTTTTATTTCTATCTCTGTACATTCTATTATTTAATTAAATTAGTCGAACAAATCATCTTCGTCCCAGTTTTCGTCTTCTCCTGCTTTTGCATAATCAGTAGGTCTGATTGCAAAAAAGTCAGTATGTGTATGTCCACCTGTTAGGTGATAGAACCAATCTAAGTGACTAGCCTTATCGTTATCTAATTCCATGAATGGACCTTCTTTATAGCCAAGTTCAGCAATTTTCTCGTTAGCTCTTTTAGCAATAAAATGTTTTAAGTTTTCTGCTTCCATGTTTGCAAGATCTCCTTGCTCAAACATTTTATCAATAAACTTATGCTCCATTTCAACCATATATTCTGCTGCTTTAATTACATCTGCATGAACTTCATCAAATAGTTCAGGATATTCAGTACACATCTCTCTAAATAATTGGCATCCCATTTTGCTATGTAAGCTTTCGTCTCTTACAGACCATTTCATTTGTTGCCCAATACCTTTTAGAAGATTTCTCATTTGAAAAGAATATAGAACTGCAAACGATGAATATAAAGAAACGCCTTCTGCAAATGCACTAAAAATAGCCAATGATCTTGCTACTTCTTTTCTTGCCGTAGGATTTGTTTGTAAATCTTCATGTGTATAATCAGCTGTAGTTGAAGTTAAGAATTCAAATTTCTCAGCAGTTGCAGGTTCATGTAGAAATGCTGCGAAATCCTCCAAACCCAAAGTTTCATTAAGATATGAATATGCAACAGCGTGTATTGTCTCTTGTGATCCAAACATCATTGCCATTTGTCTAATTTCATGTTTAGGAAACCAAGCAGTAACCATGTTAGTCCAGTAATCAGATACTGCGCATTCGGTTTGGGCGAAACCCAAAAGAATATTACCTACTAAGTTTTTTTCATGTGGCATTAAGTTTTCATTCCAGTCTTTTACATCACCTTGCATTGAGATTTCGGTATGTAACCAGAATGCTTGGGCTTGTTTAAGCCAGCCTTCGGTATAATATTCAGGGTATTCGAACGGCTTATATTCTAGACGTTCTTTAAAGAGTTTTGACATATTGCTATTATTTTTATTTAAGTTTTTTTACAGAATCCTGTTGAGACTACAATGGGCCTTTATTTAAGACCCAGTCTAATCTACAATCTAGATGTATGTATGAATAATAGCAGCGCTGCTAATGATATTATATATCAGGATATTATTCATGTTTTCTAAATTTAAGATTTTAATTTTTTTTCTAGTTCGTGTGCTTTTTCATAATATTCATAGGAAGTCTTCTTGTAATCCTTACGTTGACCATATAGATCTGCCAATATTTTTTTAAGAATACTATCTTCTTTCCTATAAACAACTCCGTTCTCACAGACAATTACGTTCTTGTCTTTTCTTCTTTCTGGAATGTCTATTTCATTTACTTGTTCAACGAATGCATCCGGAGATATATTAAATTGACGCATAATTGATGGATATAGAGATGCGAAATCAAATGCAGATACTCCAGAGTAATAACCTACAATAGGTTGCTTAACGAATGCTCCTTCAAATTTGCCATCTTTCTTAGCGTCTTCTTTATTCCATTCCATTCCAATCTTTTTATTTTGACCAATTAGCTTTCTAGCTATAAGTGCCTCAGTTACTGCCACTGGAGATGCAGCTTTATAAAGTGGCATTCTTGTGATAGTTGCCAATGTCAATAGAACTTCCATTGATCTAAGTTGTTTATCTATATAATATACTAAACATGAATCAACCACGTTATAGTAAATATATTTTTGGAAGTTATTTTCATATAACTCTTGTAAACCACCTGTGTATTTAATCTTTGCAACATCTAATACTGCGCTAGAGACAAAATCTAATGAATTAGATTCTTTTACAGCAACTGATCTATCATACTTATCATATAATTGCATGTAATCTAAGATTCCCATGTGTAATGGTCTACTGTCGTTTCTATCTAGTGATCCAGTGATTGCCACGTCAGTCAGGTCTATTTGCAATCGTTTACATCTATTAACTATATATTGCCAGTCATAGTTAATGAAGTTCCAACCAGTCATCATTGGGAACTTAGGTAAAAACTTATGTAAGAATGTATATACCATGTTATACTCGTCATCAAACTTGTAATAACTGAATTCCCAATCCTGATCATAATCTTTAAAATGAGCATTGGTATCATCTTCAATCTTTTTGATTTGATCTGAACTCATATCTTCTAAACCTAAAACAATTGCTTTACGTTCAGGCGTAATGATAGAGAATGATAGAATTCTGGTTTTAGCTTCTTCTGCTTTTGGGAAACCATCTACAATTTCAGTTTCAATATCCACAAAGTATGTACGTGGCATATTAAATTCGAAGATTTCTTCTTGATCCCTTTCAGGCAATGAATCCATGAAATAAAGCAAGCTAAATTTATTAAAACTTCTTGAGATAGATCTCTTAATTGGACGATTGTCCCAGTTTTTAAATTTAACATCTTTCCAACGATCTTTTTCTTCAGTAACTACCCAATTTTCAAATTTATTAACAGAGTATCTTTTGAATGACACTTTGCCTTCTTTGTCGTAATAACTGATAATAACTTCGTTTTCTTTTTGCTCTATATCTAATAGCATATTTTTGAGTGTGTTGTGTGATTAATATCCTCGTTCTTGTCTGTCGTGATTCTCTGCATTCTTAGCCATATACAAGTTAACAATATCTTTACTTGTCATGCCAATAGAAATAGCAAAGTTCATATAGAAGTGAAGACCATCAATCCACTCATAAAATAATTCTAATTTGTCTTCTTTACTAAGATCTTCTATTTTCATTTCAGGAGTCTTAGCATTGTCCTTCTTCCAGTATTTCCAACCTGCATTACCAATACCATCATTGATTCCACCGAGTGCATCGAACATTTCATTTAGTTCATCGCTCATTGCATGTTTGTTAACCATCCAGAAATCTGCGATCTCTTTAATAGTCCAACCATCGAAATTGAAACCTAATCTAGATTGTAATTCTTTTTGTTTTTCAAAGAGTAAACCAAATGTATCTTTGGTATCTTTGTGATAATCTTGAATATCAAGATCTGCGCATTTGTTATCTATGTTCGCCATGTTTTTTTGTGTATAGTATTTCTATGATCTAATTAGTGGTTGTTTCAATTTTTCATCTCTAATTTCTCCCCACTCTCTTTGTGAATCAGTTGATTCTTTTGTTTTTATAAAATCTGGCTTAGGATCTCCACCTACATTCCAAAATATTGCTCCAGGTTTTGCATGATTTTTCATAAACTCCCAAGCTTTTGCATCATAATTAAGTGCTGATGGAAATGGAGGGAAATTAGAAGGGTGTACATTTTGGTTAAATGCCTTAGGATGTGACCACATTGTTGCTCTACCTCTTTCACCTTTCTTAATATTACGAGCCACTGCAACTGCATTGAAGTCTGCATCTGGCCATGCAATTTGTAAAGAACGTTGTAATACTCCTGTAGAAATAGCTGACCAAACCTCTTCTGGATAACCATGTTTCTCTGCAAGATCATATGCTACTTTAACTGCAGCAGCTGTTACTAATTCATGTTTTAATCCTAACGGAATAAATGTTGCATTATTATCTTCTGCCCATGATTTTGCTATTGCGTTTAAATTTGGCATTGCTGCTATTCTTCTAAATTTCATATCTGCACCTCTTTCGATACAAATTGCCTGATGATCTGAAATTTCTTTTTGAGAAGGACTAAATAAAACTAGTTTTTTATTGTACTTCTTCGCTAAATATGCAAGTGATATACCTGCAAATCCATATCTTGGTTGTACATATACTAACGTATCTGTTGGTGCCTTTTGTACTAAAATATCTCCGAATCTACATTTAGATCCGAATCCCATTAAATCTTCTCTTACTACTTTTAAACCACCGTGCTCAGTGATAATAGGTTCCGGGAATGGATCTTTCCAATCTCCTGCTAAATCTAACCAAGCTTGTCGGTCAGGCATCATTAAATTAAGATCTTGATTCTGTAAACTTTCTGTGTGTTTGTTGTGTGCCATATATTTATTCGTTTGGATAGTCTCTGCCCCATAAGTGGCGAGTTGTATCTGCGTTAACATTAATTTCTTTGTCGGGGTTTTTTGCCAAGTTAAATTGACCATCAAATATCCATGTGTATGGTATTCTCTTAGTAGGTGATTTAATGCCATGACTAATAGCTATATGCTTATAGAAGAAACATGTTTTATCTTCTACGTTTAAGTATTTTTGGCTTTCCATTGGATTATTAGGATGATTTACTAAAACATCCATTTGTCTAATCCACTCTTCAGCGTGCTTATTCTCTGCAATAAACTGACCATCTGAATCTATTGAATATTTTACTTTGCCATTAAGATTAACTCCTCCAAACACTTGTTGCATACCATCGAAGTGTCCAGTTCCACCGAATAAAATAGATTCAGGATCTACAAGATCAGGTCTACTCATGGCTACATATCTAGCTGTATTTTTACATGGATATAAAGGTGATCTAAAGTTTTGATGTTCTTTAAAATAAGCTTCTAATAATTTAGCAAACTCCATCATAGTATATGGTCTTTCTAAATCTTCTAAAATATGAGCCATATCTTTGGCTGCTTTCTTAGGTCCTTCGATTAACCAATCTTTAACTATTGTACCTTTAGGATAATATATTTGAAATAAATCGTTTCTAGCATGTCTATTTTCTACAAAATGTGCTCTAGTCTTTTCTTCACCCTGATTAATTAATTTTGTAATAGTCCCCCAGTGTTCATTAGAGAATGAAAACACAATAGTATAATAAAGTAGTTTCTCTAAGTCAGTTTCATGTTTCATCATATAACAATATGGATGTTCATGCCAATGTAATCTATGAGAAAATATTTGATAATCTTCTAAAAGTAATTTATCCTCTCTTTTATCAAACTCATGACAGAATTCAAAGAATTTATCTAATCTCATTTCTTCTGACCAGTCTTTCATCCAACTTTCTGCTGGTTTCTTCTTCTTAAATTTTATATCTGTATTAGTTCCATCATATGTAATGTTCCTATATTCTTGTGTAACTTCATCGTCAAACGTAAACAAAACACCTTGATCGGGTGTTTGTTTAACTTCTTTTTTAATTTCTTTTATTTTTAATTCTTCGCTCATGTCTTTGCTACCATTTTTTTATAGTCTTCAACAGAAACGCCTGCACTTTGTAGTACTTTGTCATCTGATGGAAACTGAGTCATATCATTGAATGTTTTTACTAATCCTAAATCTAACATGGCTTTTTGCCTACCATAAGGATGGTCTTTAATGGAGGAAGAATTCCACAAAGTGTCCATGTTTATATGTGCATAATCTTTTCCAGGTCTTAGATAGTTTTCAATCCATCTAATAAAATCACATGCTACGTCTTCTGCATTATATGGAAGTGATCCAGTATCTTCATAGATCTTAGTCATAACTGCATCCAAAAACTCTTCTGATTTTTTACCTTTCTTTTCAACAGGATCTGCAAGATAACCAATACATTCTACTGCATTTGTGCCGTAATAAAACATTGATTCTCTATTCATAAATTCTGGGTACCAATCACAAACATCTGCAATAACTGCAGCATATTGAAATCTATAAGCTCTTAATCCATTATCTGCGTTCCATTTAAACATCCATTCACCTAATTCTCTTAAGTCTTTTTTACCGCCTTCTCGTAAGAAGTTTGCCATGTCTCTAGCCATTCTTGGTGCAAATTCACATAAGAAATAATCTCCACCTCTTTTATACACATATTCTGGTTTTGTAAAACCTGACATGCCTACAAATGAATCTTCATTTCCTTCTGGTTTTGGTGGTTTTGGAAATGCTGGAAATTGATAACCTACTGATGTGTAAAATGGAGTTGGATGATGTTTGATCACCTCACACATTTCTTCTATAGTTTCACATTCATGTAAGTTAAATAAAATAGTGTTATGGTAACCTGAAGGTTTAGTTGCATAATTAATTGCAGATCCACATACTCTGTGAAGAATAAATATGTAAAGCCATTCTTCTAATCCGAATTCGTCTCTTTTAGAATTCCAATTAGTTGCCACTTCCATTCTTTGTGGTGTATATAATCCCTCTTCCATTCTTGACCAATATGGATGATCTGAATTCCAACCATAAAAACAATCATTAATTATTTGGGAAAATCCAGCATACTTACGTTCTACTACATCATATAATTCAATGTGATGCATTAGTTCGTCATCTAATTTTGATTCTGCGTGTGGAACATGACCAAGATTACTCAGATCTTGTTGCTTTTTGGCAAGATCAAAATACCTTAAGAATTCATCGTAATACTTGGTTGTTGTTATCTGCATATTAATCAATAATTTTCCATGTGAGCGGAGCTCTATTTCTTTGAAATTGGTTCATTGACCACTCGATGTCTTTTGTTTCTACTACAATAACTTCAGATTCTCCTGATTTTATATAAGTAATTTTTATGTTGTATTTTTCGTCTAGTTTCATATTAGAATAACGATAACGTTTGTTTAATTAAATTTTTATTAGATTCATTTTTTTCCATATTCCATCTGTAATACTCTCTTGATATATGAACAGACTTAGGTTTTTCCATTACGTCAAATGTTAATTCACCTTTAGAATTAAAATAAACTTCAGAATGCTTGTAGACTTTCCAATTATTTCTTTGGGCCATATCTTCAATACCATCATTAATTTCTTCAACTAGAGATGTTCGTTCTGCCCAAGTTCCAGCAAATGGTGTTCCTTTATAATACCCTGTTTTTGGTAATGGTCTACTTTCATTTTCAATAGGTAAAACATTTACAATCTCAATATTACTAATACCTAATCCAATAAGTTCTTCTTCATATCTTTTTATAAGTGTTTTAACTGCAGCGCTTGGATTTGATTGGCGCATTAAGTGATGTCTAACATCAATATTACCCATATAAACTGTAAGTTCATTTACCCATGGATAAACATAACTTTGTAAACCGCGTTTAAATGCGCCATGCATTGTTAGTCCATCATGTCTTTGACACATATATCCTGACTGATACATTCCAAAAGAGTGACTATCGCCAAAACATAATTTTTTAGTTTTCTCAATATGATCAATTCTTTGTATTTTTGTACAAAGTTTTGTAGCTTCTTCAATTCTAGATTCAAGAGTTTTAAATAAATCTGTACCTGCTTTAAGTCGTGTTTTTATTAAATTACCAATATCTGGCATGTCATGATGTAATGAATACAATTTTACTGGTGTAAATAATCTCATTAATTGATGATACAGATCATCATTAGATCCTCCAAATATATTAAAGGTTCCTTTAAATTCCATACCATGATCAATAAGAATTGCATCATAGTCGTTCCAGTCAGTTTGATTAGATGTGATTACTTCTGCATTGTCAAAACCTGCGTTTTGTAATTGATTTAATAACATATGAGCCCATGCACCTTTATGTGAGGAGATCTTTGGACTAATTTTACCAACCAATGCACAAATGCCGACTTTAATCGACTTATCGGTTTCCTGTTCTGTGAAAAATGTTAACTCTGTCATAATTTTACTTTAATGGATCTTCATTTTCTTTATAGCCATGTTTATCGACATAATTATCTAGTGCACCTAAGTACGCAACAGCATCTAATAAATTATCTTGCTTATAATTATATGAATGTCTACTTAGTTTAAGTGCTACTAATGCAGCGTACATATCTGAACCGTTTAAGTCTTGGCCAGTCATGCCGTTAAATATCATAGCAGCTCGTCTCATGCCTTCTTCAAAGGGACCATATTGACGTGATTTTTCTTCAGAGCGATTATTGACTATGTCATTTGCTTCTGATAAGATGTTAATTTTTTTATTCTTAGACATATGATTTATTTAGTTATTATACGTATAAAGTGTAAATTGTTTAAATATATTTTCAACTCTTTTAGTGCTGCACCCGAGCTGGTGGCTGCAAAGTGTTAGTTTCCTAACATTATATACGTTTGGGTTTAGATACGTTATAAATCATAGCACAGTAGAATCTGACAGCGTGCATGTTGATGTTGTCTGCTGAAGCCATTGTTTTGCTTAGATCGTTTGCTACTACAGAATCTACAAAGCCTCCACAGTTCTCAGAAACTTTCCATTTCTTAGCCATGATCTGAGTACCTGTTGTTATGATATGGTTTTCTTCCCATGAAATAATGTCGTTATCGTGTATAAATTGTTCTGCACTATCATCGAAGAATTTTTGTACAGCTTTCTTAACTATTTTAATTTTATCAAATGTTTCCATATTATTGAATGTTTTGAGATTCTTCGACTGCAGCCGACTGTGTTACTTGAATAAACATTTCGATTGCTTTTTTCAAACCTCTGATTTTATTTTCTATTTCTTTACTTACTCCAATTTTAATAGCTCTAGGCAATAAATCTTCATATAAATAGCCATCAAAAAGACCATATGCCATGTTTGTTAATGAATCGTCTTCCGTTGCATTAATAACATCCATTGTCATTTTCATCATTTCCGATGTAAAGCAGTCGTGCCTATTAAATAATTTATGTGCCATGTTTATTGTATTTTTTGGTTAGTGTGCATACTATGTGTTCTAAATCCGATAACAGGCGTGTGTCCTACTATTTCGTTTTTACGATCATCAATCATTTTTTTAGTCATAAGTAAAATGTCAACGTCTTTTTCAGTTTTTACCCAATCAGTAAATAGGTATGTCAATAATTTTGCTTTTATCTTTTTCATATTATGCGAATTTAGTTCTTAATTCTAGTATCTCTTCTCTTGATTCAAATCCAATGACGTGAAAAACTTCATTATCTTCACCGAAATTAGGTTTTGTAAAACCAGCATCAATTAAATCGTCCCATATTTCTGATAGCCAGTATAGTTCTGCATGTTTTGCGTTCTTTAACATGTCTTCTTTCATGTCTTCTAAATCGTAGCCTTCACCATATCCATATGGATTAATGATCTTTGCTAATACGTTAGCACTTTCAACATCAGTTAACATATTGATAGAGATTTCAATCTCTTTAATCATATGCGACTGTATGTTTTCGTTGTACTTGTACATTTCTTTTGACCAAGGTTTGGTGATTTCAATTCCGTGTTTGTAAATTTTAGGTATAGCCATTGTTCTTTCTTTAATTATTATACTACTAATATACCACAAATAATCGACATAAAAAAAT